GTTGGTGGAGACATCCCGGCCACAGGACCTGGTCTAATACCTGTGGCCGAAACTGAAATTGGAAATATTGTAGTGGCCAACTCTGCCCAAGTGGCCAATCTCAACGGCTATTTTAATTCTATGGCTAACCAGGTATCTACAGAAAAAACATATCAGGCTAAAGCACAGATAGATTTTGCTAATCTTGTTGCTAATAATTCTTCTACTGTTTATAGTTTGATCTATAGCTTGCCTACCTACGGACAACAGACCGAAACTGGTGGTCAAGCCGAGTTTTGGCAAGGTGTAGCAGACCAAACTACATTCACCGGTCAAGCCATTGTGGGTGCCATGCGTGAAGGCATTAACCAGACCTATTTAAACAACGCCGGAATAACAACCAATTCTACAGTTCCAGCAGATGCAAATCCGCCTGTGGCCCAGGCCAATTTGATTCCTGCTACCTATACAGCCCAACAAGCGGCCAATTTAGTAGTTAAATAACCGTTGTAAAAAAGCCACACCCAAAAGATTGACCCAAAAAGGCTCTTTTGTTATACTAGCATTATAGTGATAATAAAGGAGTGAATATGTTTGAAACAGTGGTAGATCAATTGGTTAAAGTTACCCTTACCAACGAACCTGTTAAAACAGAGTTCTACAACGGCACCTTGTTTGTCCGTAAAATTAACGAAGCACAAGCTCGCACAGTATTCCACAGACTATCTAAGCAATTTGGATTAGGTAGTGTTATTGTAAGTCCAATTGGCGACACTGGTGAATATGCTTTTGATTTTGTCGCCAATCAGGCCACCGAAGAACTCAGTCCATTTGCAACGGTGAACAGTTAATGTCAACTCGCATATTGGGAATCATTGCCTGCGTTCTGCTGGCAATATTACTGTTCCGCCAAGAAGTTCGCATGGACATGCTTGAGGAAAAGCTCGATGATATTATTCAAGTCAAAGAGCGTGTCAACTATACCAAGAATGATATAGAATGTTTAACTAAGAACATTTACTACGAAGCTCGCGGTGAAAATTATACAGGTAAAATGGCTGTGGCTCATGTGACTATCAACAGACTTAAAACAGGTCACTGGGGTAATTCCATTTGTAAAGTCGTGTACGCAAAAAAGCAGTTCTCTTGGACATTGGCTAAGAAATTACCACGCCCGGATTCAGAGATTTGGGCTGAGAGCGAAGCAGTTGCTCGTAAAGTTTTGGCTGGACATCGTGTTCGCGGATTGGCCAAGAGCTTGTATTACCATGCTATCTATATTAAAGACCCAAACTGGGCCGATACCAAGCACGAAGCAGGGCAGATAGGAAATCATGTGTTTTACGACCGTGCAAAAGGGTCAAATTTAACGATTTAAGCCCGGTTGACCAGAAATGCCCGATTTGTTATAATAGTTGTATAGTTAATAATAAGGAGCAGATATGACACAGAACCATTTAGCCCAGTACAATGTAGAAGAATTGCAAGGTTACTTTAGTGACTTCCACAAGGACTATTATGGTATGCGCCCACGATTTGCTACTCCTGAACAATGGCGTGACCGTGAGTGGTTAGAGGCTAGTATCAATGCAATCCACGATGCGATGGATGCAATGAAGAAAACTTTTAGCGGCCGTGAACAGCTTCGGTCCGAGGGTTGGGTAGTAGAAGAGACTGACCCGGAAGAAGCCCGTATGGCTCAGTTTTTAGAACAAGAACGCACCCGTGAGATGGCAGAGCAGATTGCCGATCTTGATGCTAAATTTTTTGGGGAGATGGTATAATGGGCTTTTATAAAAACATTGACATCGAAATACAAGAATGGCAAGCCCGTGGTCGTAGCGTCGAGGAGACCTACATCTATTTTAAAGATTATGCAACCTATGAAGATGTTGTTCGCATTTTCGCCAGGGAAACAGTATAATGGAAAAAAAACCGTTGTTTAATTTTCATTATACAATGAAGAAGGAAGATATTATGACCTTTGTATCGGGCCTACACGAAGTCCAGGCAGATATGATTGAGTGTGTGGTAATCAAGAAAGAACGCGAAGGTTTTCCTGAAGCCTCTACGGTGATCGAGCATATTCGTAACTTGCCTAATCCTACCGACGGCTCAAAGTTAGGATCAATAAAATGATTACTTTAATTACATTCGCATTACTGATATATTTGTTTGTAGATATCCCGGCATATGATCCCTGGAGTGAAAAATGAAACCGCGCTCTTTCCGACATCGGTGTAATGAAAAATGGTTTGAACATAAGGACGAACTCGAGTCTTACGGCCAACCGTTGCTTTATACAGCCGATCAATATTTTGCTAAGTACAAGTTCTGGCTTAAACGCGAATATCGCCATCAACAATGATTAAAACGCTGGTCCTTGTCGGTGTAATGTCCCTAGGTGGATGTGCTAATAGCTTGCCACCTGCACCTTTACCTCATTATACCATGCAAAATTTTGTGGCCAATTGTCCTGATGCCAAAGAACAAATGGCATTGATTAATAATAGACTGGCTGAGTATCAAGAGTATCATAAATCACAACCATATACACTCGAAGATCGACGGTATTATGGTAGGTTAAAAAATGCGTTATGGGCACTAAGATCAACATGCAACCCAAATCAGCTTTAATTATTGCGTTAACCATGTCGACTACGGTTTATGCCGACTGTTATGTTAGGTCGGCAATGACTAGTAAAACAGCCGTAAGCATTACCAGCATAGCCGATGTCCGACCATTGGTTGTTCCTATTTCAGATACACAGAATAAATGTATAGTAAATTTTAGGGCACAAGTAAACGGACAATGGATCACAGCCGAAGGCGAAAATATTGGGCCAAAAAATCAAAGTGAGGCTATCCTTTGTAAAGGTGCTATGGATCAAGGCCGCACCCAAATACTAAGCCGTGCAGATGGTAATCGGATTGCCATGGAACAAAATATGGTATGTACCGATCAACCAATTGCCCAAATCCGCAAGGTTAACATTGGCGACCATTTACAAGAAAGTGAAGTGTTGCCACACCCAAACTTTCCAAAACAATTCGTTTATCGTACTTCGGCATGCCGTTGGTTTATAGAACCCGAAGTACATCCTGGGGATTTACTACAACGCCAGGGTATCATTTGCCGTTTACACGATAACGAGTGGCAAGTAGTTGACAAATGGTAATGAATGTAGTAAACTGTTGTTATAGTAACCAAACCCTAGAGGTAATGAAATGAAAAAATTAGCAATCGTAGTAGCGGTAACAGGCGTTTTGAGTGCATGTGGATCAACTGGTACAAATTATAGTGCTCAGTATAATCAACAATCTACTCAGAATTCGGCACAAATGGCCAATGCTATTAGCCAAGCACCTGAATGGATGAGCAAGCTACCAAAGGCTGCTGGCTATGTGTTTGAAAATGGTACAGCAACCAGTAGTGATTTTGGATTTGCTGATATCAAGGCCAAGACTATTGCCTACAGCAAAATCTGTACAGCCGCAGGTGGTGTAGTTCGTAGCCAGACCAAGATGTATAAGTCCGACAACGGCGACACTGGTACTGAGCAAAGTGAACTGGCTATTCGTAGTATGTGCCCAGATGTGGATATCAGCGGTGTAGAAACTGTTGAGATGAAACATGTAGCTGATGGTAATCGTATCCGTACTTATGTATTGGTAGCATTGCCAACTAATGGCCGTGCAAATAAAGATATCAAGCGTAGTGCCAAGGAGGCATTTAAGGAACTTGATGAAATCACAGGTAACAAACCACTTAGTAGTGATGTCGAAGTTACTCCAGTTGCGCCACAAAAAGGTCAGGAGATTAGTGTAGTCCAACCTAACGGTGCAACATCAACACTTAACTTGATGCCAGTGGAGAACGCTGAGTATCGAGCTCGTCGAGAATCAGCATTACAAAAACCTGGAGCCGTAATAGGACAAGTTTCGGTAGCCAACTAAGAGCTTAAATAAATGAACTCGATAGATTTTACCTCCGAGCAATTTAATGAGATCAAAGTGGCCGCAGACTGGATTAGAGACCTAGAATCAAGCGATAGCCGTTTACACAAGGAATCAGTAATTGAGAAAGCATTGATGGCCGCCAAGTTGGGGTCATCGAATGCTCAATGCTTCTTGTTCAACTGCTACCAAGCCTACAACCCCTATTATGTCTTTGGTGTAAAGAAAGTTCCTGAGACTGCTGGGCTCGAAGGTAAGCCTAATCCGTGGCCAAAGTTCTGGGCCATGCTTGAAGGGTTAAGATTTAGAACACTCACAGGCCACAATGCCAAGACTGCAATTGAGTTTATGTCAGAGCAGTTTGATAGTGTAGAGTGGAATAACCTATGCCGAAGAGTTATTATTAAAGATCTACGCTGTGGTATCAGTGAAAAAACTTTAAACAAGGTGCTTGGCAACACTGAATGGAAGATTCCGGTATTTACTTGTCAGTTAGCTACAGACAGCGAAAAGCATGTGGCCAAAATGAAGGGGGTCAAACGCCTAGAACAGAAGTTAGATGGTGTGCGTGTGCTGGCCGTAATGACTAAGACCACAGTTAATCTATACAGTCGGAATGGTAAACCATTTGATAATTTTCCACAGATTGTAGACGCCCTTGAAGATATTAAAAATAAGTTTGCCAAACTATTCCAAACATGTCCACATGGATTTGTGTTAGATGGTGAGATCATTGGGGAAAGTTTCCAAGCCCTAATGAAGCAAGCACAGCGTAAAACGGATGTTCAAACAGATGGTATGACTTATAGTGTGTTTGATGTTATTCCATTGGCAGACTTTGAGCGTGGCTTTTGGAATGCCCAACAACATAAACGCCTGGCTATTCTAGAAGAATACCGCGCAGTATTTGAACGGACCAATTCGGTTCGCATCATGGATGGTATTGAAGTGGACTTAGACACAGCAGAAGGACACGATATACTTCGCCGCTATGCAGAAGATGCTGTAGCACTGGGATTCGAA